TGTGACACCACTGCCGACGAATACGATCGAGTCTGCCGGGTTGGTCATTTGGCCGACGTGCAGCGTGGCGACGGTGGCGGTTTGGCCCGGCTCATCTGCGATACCGACGCGACCTCGATTGACGGTGACGACATTACTCGCATGGCTGCCAAGTAGTTTGACGGCATAGGTTTCGCCGCCTGTCGGCACCGCTGTTTTATTGATCACCGCCGTGAGTTGTGCGGATCCACTGTCGAGATAAATCTGGTCGCTTCCGGCCCCTTCCCCGGCCCCAATGTTGAGCAGCGTCGGCGCGATGTTGAGGTATCGGGCGGCGGTGCCTTTGAATGATCCGATGGCGGGCGCCGCGCCGTATCGCGGCTGGCCAATCCGACCGGCGAATGATGCGAGGATATCCATCCGCGTCAGCGTTACGGCACTCTGATCGAGGCCGTAAATGATGGGCACGCTGGAGTTGCCGATCTTTACCGTGTCCGTGTTGGCTGGTATCGATCCGTCCCAGCAATCGGTGTTGCTCCAGTCGTATTGGCTCTTGTTTGCGGTCGGAGTCGATGCGGTAATCGTGCCGCTGACCGAGTCGGTGGCAAAGACGGCAGTAAACGGAATCCCGGCTGTCAACGACGTGCCGATCACAGTATCGGTACTATCCTCCGTCCATGTGATCGCCGTAAAATCGGCGTCGGTCTCGGCGGCCAGTGCTGAGCGTACCGTCGCGATGATCGTGGCGACGCTTGTCGCGCCAGCCAATACCACGATCGTTTTGCCATTGATCGTGATGTTGATCTCCTCGTCGGCGATCCACGTGCCGCCGAACGTCCATTGCGTGACCTGCTTTGTGTTGAGAGAGTTTCCGGTCCAGATTGATGTCGCCATGGTGGCCCCTATGTATTGGTATAGACTGCGCGTGTGTTTGGCTTTCGCTGTCCGGTCGCATCGTACAGTTCCAGCGTCGCGGTGATCGTGCCGTTCGGCACTCTCATCATGCGAGCAGGTGCGGCGAACCAGCCGTCAAATACGACCGTGCCGGCGACGGTAATCGTGGCAGCGACAGTGTCTCTGTCGGCAGCGTCCCTCGTCGCGATCGTGAGCACGCCATTGCTTTCCTCGACGTCGTATATCGATGCTCCACTTTCGACGATGAATCCGGCGGCGACACCACTATCACACGGCCCGACGCGATACTGCTCGTTGCAATGATGGATGATCAGCTGGCCACTGCGGTAATATGCGAGCCCGGCTGTAGCAGGATCTACCTCACCCAGTTCCTGCGTTGCGTAGTCGTGGGTCGTGGCGACGTAGGGTACTGTTACACCGCTGGCCAATAGCATTTCACCGCTGTCATCAAACACGTCGTACACGTATGTGTTCATCGTCGTGTCGGTGCCATTGCTACCGCCGGTCCTCTCCATGACGACCCGGAAGACATCGGAGTGATGCGGCGTCGCGACGACCATCAGTTTTGCCGTCGGGTCGAAATCGAATAAAAACCGGTGAGTGGACACGACAAACTGCGTGGCCGACATTGCGTACGTGTCTGCCGCTGGGCCGACGGGCTGGCCAAACTGCGTCGGCAGCGCGTCGTACTTGGCGATCATGATATCGCCGGTCTGGGCCGAGCCACGTGTGCCGTCTGGTACATCCAGCCCGCGATTGAGCAGATACAATGACCCCGCCGAGGTCCCCGGCTGACGTGCGGCGTGAACAGGGATCTTGCTGTCGGAGGTATAGGCTAGTGCCGACCCTCCGGTTATTTCGACGATGCCCCATGCTGGGACAGTGCCGCCGGTGGCAGTAAATACCACTGGCCGCGACTGCCGAAATTGATCCCGTCGTGACATGTTGGGACGTAGCGGCAGCGCGTCGGTGAGCATGTTTTTCAACCGCTCCGCGACCCGTCTGTCTTTGAAGTTATATCCGCTATGTCGCATGGGGCTCTCTATACCGAAATCAGGTTGTTAAAGTCGCTCGTCTGATACACCTGGAATTCCAGCCAGTGCGCATTGGCTGAATCTGTCACTCGCCGCCCATCCGCATCGAGTAATACCGGGCGGGAGACCGGATCGCCATTACTGTCGATCGCATTGACAATCTCATTTCCGGATAATGGCTTTTCCTTAAACCCCTCGTGCCGTACCCGCTTCCACCATGCGCGGGCCGCAGACGATTGCTGGACGATCCGGCGCGCAGTCACTGTTGCTGTCGCTCGCCAGTAGTCGATACTATCTCCCTCGACGGTTTCAGCAGAGACAGCGTCGAGTTTCAATGTGCCTGCCGCAAATCCCAGGAACGGTGCCGAATTAACGGTGTCGGCGTAGATCATGACGTTGAGCGGCGCAAAGGTGAGTACGTTTTTCGTGATCGAGATCGCCAGGTCGGCAAATGTTTTGGTTACGCCGTAAATCGGCTCGCCGAGTACCGTCGCGATGGCCGTGCCGTTGATATCTTCGTCAATTTCGCCTTCCCATTTTACGCTCTCGATACGAATCGTAGCTGCCATGTCGAGCGGATCGGCGTCGCTGCCGTCCGCTAGTGCGATTTGACTGTCGTAATTGGATACGATGTCCCACGTCAGCGGGCCGGATCGTGTTGCGTCGGTACCACGGCAGCGATACACGCTATTCCACGGATGCGCTGCTCCTACTTGCGGCACGCGGTTGTCGAGCAAGATTTCTTGATCGAACGTATCTGCGGTGGCGACTGCCTTGAATTTCCGAGTCGCGGTAGAGTTTCCCGACCCTGGCTCGCCGGTGTGTGTCCAGCCCGCGCCCGATTCCCACGTTTCGTCGATCGATATTACGGTCCCCACTACACCGATCCTCCATCACTCGGCGCTCGTAGCGTGTTGACAATTTCGTCGAGTTTGTCGAGTTTTTTCAGTTGGGAGAGCTCTGATGACTTTCGAGCGATTTCTTGCTGCAATGCAATGATCTGTTCGTTTTGGCGGACGATTGGATTTTCTTGTGCCGGGCCTCGTGACAGCGTACGGGATTCGGTAGCCTGTAGTGCCTGCACCTCCTGTTGCAGTGCCGAGCGCCGGCGGTCCCGTTCCGCCTGCTTAAGTTGTTCCAGTGTTTTTTGGTCGGCTACTCGTGCAGCCTCCAACTTCGCCTGTTGTTCGGCCAGGTCAATCGCTTTCTCCAGTTCCAGGATCTTGTCCTGCGATGGTTGGCTGATTCCGTCAAATTGCAATTTCAGACGACTCGCAGCTTCCGCGCCGTCGCGCAATTTAACGAGTTGGACTTCGAGGTTCTGTATGAGCTTGGATTCGGTTTCTAACTGGCTCGCTCGAATATCCGCTTCTTTTTGTGCTTGAGAGATGGCGGCCAGTTGCAATTGGTTTCGCCGTGATTGTACGTCGGCGCTCAAGCTTTCGACGAGCTCCTGTTGCCGCTTGAGATCGGCTTCGGCTTGTTGGACGAGCGCTAAATTACGCGGGTCGAAGTCGCCTAAAATATCCAAGCGACCAGCATTCAGTCGTGCTATTTCCTCTCGAATCAACCGCACCTGGCCTTGCGCCGTTTTCAGCTTTGTCTCCTGTTGATCCAGCAACGCCTGTTGACGCTTCGCTAATTCCTCACCCTCGAAAAGCAAAGCGTTTCGTTGCTCTTCGAATGCGATCCGCGCCTGTTGTTGGGACTGCCGCTGTTTTTCCAGCCGGTCTGTTTCCTTGATCGCGTCGTTAAATTCTTCCCAGCGTTGCGTCGCGCCGATAATCGCTTGCCCCAACTGAAAGCCAACCACCGCGACGACGCCAACCATGGCACCTTTGGTTGCGATCGCGGCAGCGTTGAAACGGCCAGCTTGGTCCGCTGTGTCACTCATGGACTGCTCCATCGTGCCAAGTAACGACGACACCTGCCCTAAGCCAGCAGCATCGAATAACGTACGAGAGGCGCGTAACGAACGGGCCGATGTCTGCAACCGGTTGACGTCATTGGACACCTGTCGCAGTTTCGTGGAGGCGCGGTTTTCGGCACCGATCAATATCTGCACATCATCGCGCGGCATTACGTGTTAGCTCCTCGATCCTGTACTTTTCGGTTTTGTAGTGGTCGTTTAATTTGAGCCAATGGCGCGACTGAGCCATCATTCCGCCGGCCACTGGAGGCAACCCGACGTCCATCATCTCGGAACATTGAATAACCATGGCAGCGGCAGCGGCGCGTGGTTGCGGACACTCTGTAATTTCGTACGTGCCATGTCCATCGCATGCACTACACCCCTTCCCCTCACACGTAGGACAATCCAGGTCGATGTGTTCGACGCAGCAATGCGTGGCTGTACACGTCCGACATAAATGCCCACCGCGAATCAGCGCGGCTAGGCGGATGTTTTTTTTTGCTCCTCAGTGATCGGCGGCCCATAAATCAACACGTTGACCAGTTCGTACAACTCATTTAAGACGATTCGATTGAGGAGGTCGTCTGTCATGTCGACGCCGCCGACAGCTAGTGCCTCGACCAGCTTGGCACGGCCCTGCTCATTACTTGCACCCCCTAGTTCGATGATGTCGTCGCGCAATTTCGCAACGCGGATTGACTCGGCGGCAGTCAGTATTTTGACGGGGATCGCGACCGCTTCGTCGTCGTCCTTTTGGCGATGAACAATGTACGGCACGATGTCACCAGGGTTGTAGATCATAGCGGTCCTACACTGCCGAAAATGCGAATTGCAACGGATTAACGCCAAGGCACTTGAGCGTAATTTCGTCGGTCACCAAACCGGCCCGCTCTCCTTCTTGCAAATTCGTGATTTGCGTGGCGGCGGATGTGATGTCGACGATGTCCTCCGATACGTTAATCACCTGGGCCGCAAATGTTTGACTATTGGATGCGAGCCAATCGGTGAACTTTTTCGTATGGTTCAACACGCTTCCGGCCTCCGGATTGAACGTGATAGTCGGCACGCGGTTGGCGACGAGCGCGCCTTTGTATCCGCTCGTTTCGTCCTGGCATGGTCGCAGTTGCACGTCATTGCCCGAATCAATGGTCATGCTTTCAAAGCACCATGCTGTGCCGTCGTACGTGAACCCCGTTCCATCTGCTGATGGGCGCCATGGCAGGATGGTCGGATAGGTCGGAGCCAGGATACTGGCGGCGCTGGTATTAACGAGCGCGCCGACGAAAGTAAATTCCATTCGCATCGCCGATCCCGCGTTGATCGGAAGCTTCCAACTACCCATCGCGCCTTTGATCATTTTCAACAGGCCGTCTTCGTAGGTCGCGATCGTCAATGTTTTCACCGTCGCGCTTGGATCCTCCGGCGCTTGCGTCTTTGCCGTGTGCGTATCGCTGCCGTCGTTGGACCAACCACACGCTGGCATGAATGTGGAAAACCACGCTGGTGTCGTACCCGATCCATTTCCGGAGAAATCTATGCTGAACGTGCAGGTGCCCATCCGCTTGCCGGCAATGTCTTCCAGGTCGCCAAATCCGCCCTGCCGAGGCCGCGTGTTCATCTCTACGGCCGGTTCAATTTTTGCGTCGTATACGTTGAACGCAGCGTCGGCTGCACTCAGTCCCGCTTCCGCTGTGTATGGCGTTGACTCAATCTTCGCGGCTAGTACACGTTTACGCCTAATCATGTCATTATCCTGAAAAAACAGTGGGTCGGTTTTCAAACACTCGATACGTGACGAGACACGGCACAATTACGCCTGCCGTGGCATCGTCGTTGATCGCGGTTTCGTACGCGCCAAGAGCGGCATTGAGAGCCGCGCCGCCGAATGTATGCCAGTGTGCCGGCTGAGTGATCATCTCCTGGATCTCCTCCGCCAGTTCACCTAGCATACGATCGAGTGGATTGCCGTCATTGCGATCCTGACGGACAAATCCCGCCACTCGCATCTCGACGTCGAATGCGATCTTCGGTGGGTTGCCTACCTGTGATAGATCCACGTTTGTTACTGGGTCTTCGTGGAATACGACGACCTCGTAGTGTCGCTTCGGAAACTCGCCGTTACGGTTAGGCCGATGTACTCGCTGTATCTTTTTGGATACCTGGAGCCGCCGCACCGTCTCACTCAAAATAACGTCGATCAAACTCATCGAAAGTATTTCGCACCTCTCGCGTTGGATTCGACTTTGTACCGGATGAATTTCAGCCTCTTGATCGCTTCGACTTGCAGTCGCTCCGAGACCTCCGGTATCGAAAATTTCTGCAACCCATCGTTCGTCGTATAGGCGCCCTCAACGCTTGGTCCGCGGAGTTGCGTTATAGGCAATCGCCCTTTCCCTTTTCGCTTAAACACGAGCTTCTGCGCGGCGAACTTGGTCGGCATGAACGCCTCCTTCACGAATGACTTCGGTTCGCCTGGTCGAATGCGGTACGTCACTCCGGCGGGTCGACCCTTGCGGCTGCGTTGTCGCGCACCAAACTGTCCGAGGCCAATCCGTTTCCCGGCCTTAATGACAACCACGGCTGGTGATGTCGATGCCGACGACGTCCGGACCTTGATTGATTGTTTGATGACCTTGGCGCTAATCCGCAAGTTTTTGCGGATTATGCTCTCAGGCTTGCCCAACTGGCGCGCATGAAATTTGGCAGTAGTGTTGAGGACGGTTTTCAGCTCCTTGTCTAACTGCTTGATGTCGTTTCGCAACTCGGCCAGGAGGCGATCGATGCCGGTCATGTCTACGGTTACAGATACTTGGTCTGACAACATTACGCCACCTTCAGTACAAGCACGCCGCCCTGGGAATTGAGTACCTGATCGATGACTAGATCGCTCAGTGCAGGGTTGCCGGTACGAGTCTTGAGCTCGATCACGTCGTCGCCTTCGTTCAGCTCTGACTCCGCGATTCCCTCGACCGCATCGTCGAGTACTTTAACTCTGATGTTGTAGGAAACGACGCCCGCGCCGGCATACACCTCGCCCGGACTGCGATCGACAATGGCGGTGATCGCCCGTTTGGGCGCGCCGGCCCGAACGTAGACGATCGGTTCGCCAAAGTCGATTAACAGTTGCCGGAACGACTCGGCGTAATGCTCATCAAACGCTGTCGCCATGCGTCACCTATGCCGTGATATTGGACAGCAGATGCGCGGCCTCTTTGTAGAGCAGCACCTCATCCACATCATGCCGAACACGATAAAAGTCGCTGCGTCGCGCCTCTTCGTAATACTGCTCGACGGTTCCGCCTGGAGCACTGCCGTCCTCGCTCCAGTGGAATGTGCGGCCAACTGCGGGCTCGCGAAAGTCTTGCGTGGTCGCAATGCGACATACCGATGCAAACTCCGACGACCAGATCTGTGCAGGCGTCGCTGTCTGGCCTTCAGCGGCTGAATTCCGCGACGATCCGCCGACCAGAATGAAATCCAGGTCAAACACCTCCGCCAACTGTTGGATAGTAACCTGACTGGCCGTCGTCTTGTCACCCGCACCGGCACTGTTGATCCGATCGATGACCTGATCGACGTTGCGCAAATTGCGGAACACCTTGCGGTTGATCACTAGGGCATTCGGCCACAGGCCGGAAGCGTCGTACACTTTTTGCACCGCCGCCTCCACATCGTCGATTGGTGTTGCGCCGGCGGCGTTGCTCCACTCTGTCGAGACCGCGGTTGCCAGGTCCGACCCGGTCCACGTCGTTGAGTTGAACAACGTATCTGCCACGCGCCGTTCGGCGTTTCTCAATACCTTCGAAAACGCGCGTTGTGTGGCGACAAGCTCGGCGTCAAAATACTCGGCGTACATGCGACGTTCACGCTCATCGACTGGCGACTCCGCACCATGTTCTTGCGTGGCAAATGTAGCCACTTCAAACTGAAAATCATCGCGGGCGTAACTGGCGCCAGGAGCTCGCAGCGTGTCGGCCTCCTTCAGCAGTTGTTCCAGCGGGATCTTTCCAAAGTTTCCAGCTTGGCTTTGCGTCTCGATAATAGGAAAGACCTGATGAGCAATAAAGCCCGCCTGGTCGGCCATTAAATCAAACTCAAAAAACGATTCGGCCAGATCTGGTCGTTGCGTTGCGAGAGTGCTACTTGGACTTGGCATCGCCAATCCCTTTCCACTCTAGTCTTTCTCCTTCAATCGATTGTAAAAACGCCAGGGGATTGGTGCGCACCGCACCCCTAGCGCGACTAGAGTATCCTACGATGCCGCGGTATCACCGATTTGCGGCATCACTTCGATCACGTCGCCATCAGCGTCAGCGGATTCCATTGCAATTCCAACCGGGAAAGCGGTGGCTGCTGCGGTATCCTGCACCTTGCCGCCCGCTTCCGAATAAAGAGTAGCACCGGCTGCGACGGCTTCGATCGCTACCATTTTTTGCGTGCCGGGCTTGGTGTTCAGCGCCACTGTCAGCTCTTCGCCCGCGGCAAATGTTGGGCGCGTGGCGGTGCCAATTCCTTTATCCGTGAGGCCCGCCACGGTGACGCGCCCATCTGAGTCCAGTTTGACTCGCAAATGCTGCGCGATCGCAGCGTCCGCAATAAATGTCCGGTAGCCGGTGTCGTTAAATCCTGCCATATCTCATCTTCCTTTCCCAAATGATCGGTTATCGTTATCGATTTGCTTCGTCAACCAGTTTGCGTCGCAGGTCGGGATGGAGTACCGCGACGCGACGCACAGCCTTGTACCGCGGCATGCCGGAGGCCTCCAATTTTTCGACGGCGGCATCCCATTGGGCACGGGCCGATGAGGTCGTGCTGCGCGTCCGTCGCACATGCGGCACGGCCGTCGCAGCGGCCCTTGTTGCACGAGTTGGTTCGTCGTCGTCCATGCTTTGCGGTTCGTCGAAGTCGGCGCGTGCCTGTGCCAGTTCGTCCTCTAGCATGGCGTTCCGGCTCTGTACTTCGTCAAAGTCGGCCTGCAATTGATCGAAGTCGGCTTTTGCTTTGACCAACTCTTCTTCCATGGCGAGTAAGCGTTCTTCCGTCGCTTCCTCGATCGTCATCTCTTCATCCATCGCCCGCACGTAAAACTCTGCACGGGCTCGTGGGAACGCCGCCTTGAGTTCTTTGAGTGTTGCCGCCACTTTCTTAGTCGTCATTTTCAAATCCTTATCATCTCTGTCATTTATGCCAGTGCGGCACGTCGCCGACTGGACCCTTTTCGCGTTCATTGCCATCTTGTCGCCATCATATTTGGCGAACATCATCACTGGTTCGATCTTCGTCTGAGCAAGCCCAACTGCGATCGCTTCATCTGCATTGAACCATGTTTCCGCTTTCATCAGGTCGACTATCTCGTCGGCCGTACGACCCATGGCCTGGGCATACACGTTGACCATGCGTTCGTTGAATCGATCCAGTAAATCCGCCTGGTTACGCAAGTCGTCGGATGTCGCGGCGTCGCCAGTTATTCTGGCATCGTGAATCATGACCCAACCGTTTGCCGAAATCTCTATCGCATCGCACGCTTGCGGTATGATCGACGCGATCGAAAAGGCGTTGTAAATCCGTGCGGTTGTTCGCAGTGACGTGCCGGCAATGGTGTCAAAAATCGCAAATCCTTCCAGCAGGTCGCCGCCGTCGCTGTGGATGTCGATGTAGATGTGGTCTACGCCGTCATCCAGCATCTGGAGTTGTTCATTGAAAAGACGATTCGAATACTCGCCGTCGCCCGTTCCAATCGCTTGGAAGATTTGGATCACGTTATTCATCGGACGTCTCCTCATCCGGTTCGGTGTCGGCATCTTCCGGCAGTTCCGTAATGCTGGTCGCCATGGTCGCACCCTGCGGCATCGGCATCGCAACTAGATCACGCCACGTGACGGCGATACCAGGGTTGGCAGAGTTGATCTCGGCGGCTTTGGCGGCTGCTGCACTGATCGCCCGAGCGTTATCGTCCACTGTTTCCTTGACGATCTCTTGATGATCTCGGCTTCGCGCCTGCTGAATGCGACGCGGCGATGTCAACATATTGCTCAATTGCAGGATGTCACCCTGCGCATCATTAACTGGCTCGACATAGGGAAATCCCGGACTGCACCATTTGTGATTGAAAATATCGAGGCCGGGTCGCGTCGCCGCGTGCAATAACGCGATGTCGTCGAGGAGCCATTGGTTGAGCTTCCAGACATACGCCGGGCGATGGAATCGTTTGGCAATGTTGCGCTGGTTTGCTTTGAACCCGCGCCGAGCTTCGTCAAGCGCCCCACGGTAGCCGTGGAATGTGGAGTCACTTCCGTCCAGCAGCACCATCATCAGCGGCATGCCAAGGTTGACGCCGATCATCCGCAGGATCAATTGCACTTGTTCGAAGTAGTTGCTGTTGGGAATCTCCGGTGAAAATCCTGTCAACGTCTCGCCGGGATCACCGATGATCTCCATGCCGGGTGCGATATTATCAATCGTCTGCGTCATGCCGCCCGCGCCGGCCGCCTCGGTAGTCCCGTTTCCGTACGAGGCAAAGCCGCCGACAGACGGCGGTGCTTGAGCGCCTAATTGGCGTTGCCGGAATACGGCAAAGCACGACACCGCTTGCTGCTGGACAAGCTTGGCAAAGTTTATGTCTTCTAAAATCCCCGCGATCTCAAATATCGGTGCGAGCGATGTTTTGCCTCGCGTCATCGTTACTCGTTTGGGATTGTAGACGTGGAAAAACTGACGCACGCCGGAGGGATCAAGTGTGCTAAGCCGATGGCTGTCTTGCTTGCGAGTGTTGTACGGGTTGATGTCGTCGAGGGCGATATGATACGCGATCCGTCGTCTGGTCGCGTTAATCTCGACGCCGTTGATTATATGGCTAACCGAGTCACCGACCTGGTTGGCGTCCGAGTAAATGTTGTGGGCTTCAAAAAACTGGAATTTGTTTTCGTACGGAACGCCCGCGATTCCGCAATCACCATCGAGCAACATGGCACGAGCAACGTATTGTTCCGCGTCGTGGAAATCCATTTCGCCGGCGATGTCAAACAGTTCCGGATCGCTGGTCTCGTATTTCCAACGTGCAAGCAAGTCAGAGTCAAGTGCCGGATCACCCGTGTCGATATCGAGGCTGAAGCCGTCCTGAATTTGATTGCACACACTGCGATCGATTGTCTGTCCCACAACGGCGTCATTGCGATCCATGTCGCGGGCACGCTCGATATCGGTGTAAAAATCATATTCCGAGCGTATGTGATAATCACCGCTGCCACCGCGGGTGGCCAATCCTCGACGCGGCCGATTGAACCGCGTCTCTTTGCTCATGCGGTAGTCGGCACGGTATCGGTGGAAGCCGCTCGTTATCGCACCTAAGTAGTTCGCGACGCTCTGTTCCATCGCTATTTGCTTGCGTGTCGTCATCCCCGCAAATCCTGTACTCCGAGGAACCGGACCGCGCCGGCACTCGACCGGTGCCGCACAAACATCTTGGCATCGTCGAGCATGGCAGAAAGAGTGCCATTGTCAAAACTGTGACTCGACGAATCGTGCGATTGGGACGATCGGCGAAGGATCATCAGTTGCTTGATCACGGTAATGGCTGTCTGCGCATCGGCTACGCTCCCTGTCTGTTCGTACGACAACAGGGACACTAGCTGTTGCTCCAGTGATGCTGCGCTGATCGTGGCCATGCCGTAACGATATCCGAGGCGCGCAGCTAAACGATCCTCTAATAATGTTATTCCCCGCATTCACCGTCGGCGGGTTATTTCGGTGCGGATAATGTTGCCGCGATCTGCTCGCCCAGCCAACGCATAGCGTCGGATCGGCTGATAACTCGCTTGCCATTGGCGAGCTTGACGTTTGCATTGATCACGCCCTCAAAATACGATCGAAGGCCCCGCCACTGCATATCGTCGAGTCGCTCGACCTGAATGCCACGTCGGACTGACGACTTGCGGTTGAAATACATTCCGGCGGTACCGGATGTTTCCGGCTGCGATGTCGGGAGTGTGATCGTAATAGTCGACACTTCGACCGGCTTGAACTCGGACGCGACCGGGTCGGACTTGGCGGATGGGGCTGGAGTTGGTGACGGTGTAGTCACACTTGGCGGGATCGGTGTTGCTTGCGGTACGTTTTTCATCGTCTTTTTTTTTGCCATGGTCGTTCCTTCGAATTATTACTTTCTTTGCGTTACTAAATATGGTGTGCCGCCCGGACCAGTAATGCCGCGGGCTGTGTTTCGTCGAGGGCGACTGTGTGGTGCTGCTGTGGTGTGAGGTGAATCAAATGTGAAATTGATGCCCATCAGACGAGCCATTGCACACATCATATATGTCGCGTCTAGCCAGTGGTTGTTGCGATTCGTCTGGTACCATTTACTGACCAAGCCCTTGCCCACGATAAACTCCGTGCGCAACTCCTCGCTGACTATGTGTTGTGCGAATGATAGGTGTGTGCGCGTGTTGTACTCGCCGCGTGCTGTTTTTCCGGGAGCGTACAGACTTAACGAGCCCGCGTTAAATTGGTGCGCCTCGTCGAACACTTCGGTCAAAAACCGCTGCTGCACAAACTGTTTCCAAAAATCACTGTCGATCATCACCAGCCAAACACTACTCTCTGCCTGGAAGCTGGCGTACCAATGATCGCCGACGATGCGGGTCGGACTTGGTGTGCCGTGCCGGAATTGGCTCGTGCCGCTACCCTTCACTACGCGGAATGGTTCGCCGCCGACGTCGCGTACAAATTGGTACGCGATATTTGTGAATGTGCCAGAGTCGATGCCGACGACGTCCGGAACTCGTGGCAGTGACATGATTTGATTTCGCCATGCCATGAGTGATCGATACAGCGCCATCTCAGATGCCTCTTGCGACGTCGAGTGATCTACATTATGCACCTCGACCACGCCATAGTCGGCGATCCAACCCGTGAATCCTTGCACAAATCCGGCACCCACCCAATGACACATATATCGACCAAGATCGATGGCCATGGCGTAGCACTCTGTCTCTTCCGGCAGTTCATGTTGCTCCAACCCGCTAATTCGCGACCGTACGACATTCGTCGTCAGCCCCATCGTTTCCATTTGCATCGATGCGGGTGGGTCGTTCTGCAGTTCCGTCATGACATAGGCTTCGCCTTTGTCGGCCCAGTCATTGAACACGTTTTGTAAAGCGGATAACTCGCGAGGTGTACCGTCGGCTCGCTTCTTGCGAGAGACTCGGTATGGGTTGCCTAGTTCCGCGTCGCGATCCATTTCCTGCTGCTGGCTCGCATAGAACGTGTGACTCTCCGTGAATTCTTTATCGCCATCCGCTTTTTCGCGCCGCCGAAGTTCGACATATTCCTGCCATAGATCCATGCGAGCGGGCCATTGATAGACCGCCTTGAAGCGTTGGCCGCCCCACTCTTTGAGTTTGACATTGGTAAGACAAAAATCATTTTGCACGGTACCTATGACCACACGTGGTATTCGCTCGCCTCCCGTACCGAGGCCTCCAACGTCCTTATCCAGGATGGCTGTTCGGGTCGCTATTTGGTGCATACTGCGGGCAGAGTCGGATGTCTCAATGTCGTCCAGCAGAGCAAAGTCAGGCCGAATACCGCCCACGTTCATCCCGCGCACTCGACCGTCCAGGCCGCGGAACGAAAACGCAACACCGCCATACGGCGAGGGCTGCCCGGTCCCTGGCACCTCTACGACATGCGGCAAAGTACAGCCTGTTGCCGTCCACTCCATGCGTGTCTTGTGGCCCTGGAATGTTTGTTTGCCGGCCTTACTCGGTGCACCGTCGAGAGCAATGATCGGGTCGCAGACTTCCGGAAAATCGGCGGACAATTCAGCCCGTTCAAACGCTTGCTTGATGTCGCGAAATTTTTCCTCCGCGTCACTTGCTGTTGCGCCAAAAATCACGGGAAACCGGCACACCTCCGCCAGCATAAGATAGATCAGCAGCGCCTTGGCTGTCTCCGTTTTCCAGTCGCCTCGTGGCGCAGCAATGATCTCATCCGCCCCAGTGCGAGCGCACGTCACTATGATTTCGATCGCCTTTTCCTGGTCCTTTGCAAACGGTCGCCAGAATCGATCCACAAAGTAGCCGGTCAAAAACAGTTTTGGATCGGCGAGACGTTCCAGCCGGCGATCCATATTTGCGCATGGACGGATAGCTATATCACGGGCCACAGCCCGACGACTCTCTTGGTAGCGCCGGTGATATTCATTCCGCTCTGTCATACTGTTATTTTTCTGACGAATTCCTGGACTTTTGGTTGCCGCAATGGACCGCACGTGTCAAAAGTACCTTGAACGGGCGGGGGGGCATTAGTTTGCCGCATACTGCACCGTTAGTTTGCCGCCGATCTGTTGCTCGTTTGTGTCGAGGCGGCGTAGCGACCATGCCGCATTATCACGCTCTTCGCCTGTCACCGCCGTCGTGAATGGTATCCCGATTCTGGTGGCTTCCTTGATGAGATCGGCGTCCGGTATCGTGATTAGATCTGTGCCGGTATCGGTCGTCTCTACTTTTACGACACATTCCACTTCCGTTAAATCAATCGGCTGATTAAGGACATCGACTGGCGATACCCATCGTATAACCGGTGCCGGTGTTCCATCGCCGAGCGACAGGCGTATTTCCTGTTGCGGCAACACTACCTTTTGCACGGGCGCGACGTAAACCGGCGCGGTGGTCGCCTGTACCGTCGCGGCAACGTTAACATTTTGGGCGGCGAGTTCGACAGCTACTGGCATCCACTCTTCATCTGCCGCGTCATGTTCCCCCGCATCAAAATAGTATCGGAGGGATATCGTGTCTTGATTCGTCTCTTGCGTCGAAAGCGTCAGAACACTGCGGCCACTGCCCGCAGGCGACACAATTGGCAGCGTCGTGACGGGTTGGTACGAGCTGCCTATCAGTACCTTGACGTCACCTGCGACGAACACTGGATCCACGATCTCATTGCCCGCCGAATCTAGCATTGTTACGACTAATTGGTACGGGCGCCCCTTGATGTAATCTCCGTCGGCGGCCACGATTACCGTGTCCGCTTGATTGATTGCCGCGACCTCTGCTGACGTAGATGTAGCGTCTAAGATCGCGTCCAATCGACCGCCGTCCTGCCACCAGTTGTCCATATCGGTGGTGTGTCCTAGTATCTGGTCCGCTACTGCGTCCACTATGTTGATGAGGCCAGGTACAGTTAGCGTGACCGACGTAAGGATCGTGTCCACATTGGCGTCAACGATGGCTAAATCGACCGACGACGCCAAGCCGTTCGTGTCCGCACGAAATGTTTCCTGGCGGCCAGCCGACGTGAAGTAGGTATAGATCGTAGCCGCATCGTCATCGCCACCGCTGCCGCCTCCTGACAATGCGTTTGCGTCTATCTGATTCGCCACGGTGAATCGCATTTGATCCGTTACCGCTTTGATATCATCGGCAACGCCATCAACTACTGCAATTGCGGAATCGGTGCTTGCTAACGCAATTGCCAATGCTGCATTGTCCGTTCCTCGCATGTCTGTATTGACCGTGCAGGTATCGACAGTTCCGACCTCCAAAAGCTTGCCCGTTAACGTCGTCGACAGTGCGGCTCCTGCTGACACGATGTCCGTAGCGACAAGCTGCGATGCACCGTACTGAGTAAGTCCGTCCACAACCTCGGACTGCACCTCAGCATCCCACGCGGGATTCCATGGAAGCACGCTGTTCGGGAAGGCATACCCAGTACCGTCGAATGTTGCCTCAAGATTGTCCGCTGCTGTGGTGTCACCACTTACTTGTGTGACGTTTGCGTCGACTTGATCTGTCACGGCCTGTACCGTCGTTCCGCTCAGATCTTGTGTCGATGTCGGATTTTCGATGTTACCCCAATCAATCCCGGCGTTGCCGTTTGCCGAGACATCAAGTCGTCTGCCATTGGTCGTTGGTCGAAGTGTGCAACCGATCGAAAACGTACCGATCCATGCGTTCACCGCGCCACCATCCACCGTAACGGCTTCCATTCGCACTTGGTACCGCGATCCGTCCACATAAAATCCTGCGTCCGCGTTGTCTGATAAATCAATGGATACCACGTGATTGCCGGTCACTCCATCGAAATCCACTGCGACAGTCACGCCGGACGACGAACTACGTTGTGTCGTAGAGCCGTCTTTGTGGATCGCTATGCTGGCCGCAGTAAAATTCGCAGCGGTAACTGACGCCGATGGATCGTCGCTACTGAACGTGTTGACCGGGATGACTACTGTTTCGGTGGTCGAATAGTCGCCTATGTACGATGCCATGCTATGTCCTCCTACCGCAATGGGCCGCTTAATGGATGTGTTAGTGGCCCGGAGCGTGGCCCTCCGAGTGCCGTCGGGCTTCGGGTGGATGCAAGTGTTGCAATGTCGGCGGCATTGGTTATTTCGATGTCGAACACTCTTATATCGTCCACCATCCCGTCCAGATAACGTTTGAACGATTGAGTTGTGAATGCTGCCCCGACAAGTAGCGGTTCGGCACTGTTACTCATTCTCGCATAGGTTCCACCGGTGGAAGTCGTTGCCGCAGCCACAATACCGTCGATGTAAATTGTAATTCCCGCTGGTGTACCGCTGCCGTCATAGGTAACCAACACGTGGTGCCATTGCCCTGTCGATATGGCGTTGTCTGTCGTCAGTCGTATAAAGTTTCCACCCGATAACGCCGCCCGAAACGTAACTCGTAGTTCGCCAGTATCCTCGTTGTGGATATCATACTCAAAATCGAGGTTTACGGAGTTTCGCGACTTGCCAAACAAACACCCTGTGTTTGCGCCATGCGACGAATAGTTCACAAAACATGAAAAACTGCACGGCAGATCATTCGATCCGGCGGCGAACGAGAATACGTTGTCATCACCAGCGTTTAGCTCCGTTGATGTACCATTGCATGTGATCGCGTACGTTCCGTTTAACGAAGAGTCTGCTGTCCATACGTGATCCGTCATCGTTATATCTAAGTTGCCTATCTGGTCCGTTAAAGTCGGGCCAGATTTTGTCACCTGTTTGCTTGGATACCACCAAGCTACTTCATTCCCTATCGCTACTGCCATGCGGGCCTCTGGTAACTGTGGGGTGTGGAGCTCATAGTATCACCAGCGTATCGCCCGCTGTTAGTCCTGGGTTAAGGGGATCAGTCAACGACTGCGATGCGGTACTCAGTGTGCCCGCACCGGAAAATGGTAGCGCCGAACTGTATGTTGCGATCTCGATGCCATTGGTTTTGACGCTGACGCTGAATCCACTGGTTTCGTGATCGGTGAAGTCGAACTGTATGCTGGTGTTCGTATCTTGTGTCTTGTGTTCAGGAAGGTTGTGTGGCTCCAGGTTCCACGCAAGCCAATCGGGCGCGAGCCACGTGCCTTCGTGCTGCCGACAGTCAGCCCCTACTCCATACAGGTGATGATCCCAGCATGATTGATATGCGGTGTAGATGTGATCCGGCGCAAATGATCCGTTTCCGGTGAGGTGGAACTGGAATGTCTCGGGCACACCGGGGCACGCGATCTCATGTCGCAGCCGTCGCGCCGGCTTGGTTCCGGCCGTCCAGGCATTCATCGTCTCCAAGCCCGCCGCGACGATCTGCACCCAACTATCATTCTCATCCGGATCATCGTTTTCGATGCCGTTAAACGCGAACTGATACATGCCATCGAATAAGTACAACGCCTGATCGAGATATTCCTGATCATATCCCGGCTCTAGTCGCGACTGATCATTGATCGCCCACCAGTGCATGATCGGCATGACCAGTTTCCCCGGGGCGGCGATACGCGCGTTGCGCACCAATATCCGATTGCGAGCCATCCAGTATTCGCGTGCTCGCCATTTTTCATTTCCGATTCCGCCCACGCCAAGATCAGCTAACAACCGGCCTTTGTAAATCGGATAGATCGCGGGCATGAACGCATCAATCAACCCTGCAAAATGTGCGACGCACGATCTCTGTTGGGTCATCCAGATCCGGAAAATCGACGGATTTGGATGCTGTGGCAGGACACCGAACCAGCTCCCCTTTGATGTCGGGTATACGTGGTATTCGGTGATGATCAAAAACGGATCGCATAACCTGGCGGCCTCAATGAGTTGCCAGTGAAAATAATAGTCACTGCCAACGCTCAGGTCACACAGATCGGGGTTGACAGTCCACTGATCGATACCTCCCGGTCCTCCTTCGTTGCCGCTACCTTCCATGTCCATGCCAAGAAATATCTTATCGCCGATCATGTTACACAAGTTGCCCCATGTCGCTGGATCGGGCGGCTGGCCAACGCCGAATGAGTTCCGGTTCAGCGTTGCCATTTCATCGCCCTGGTTCCGGGCGGTGTAGTTCATCGTGCCGTTGCGATAAATGTTATTCGGATCGGCCTCGTAGCTTGCACCTCCCCAAAATATCCGGGGGTGTACGTATGGCGCAACCTGCGCGAGGAACTTACTGCGTTCGGTAAGCTTGCCTGGTACTGGATCGGCGAGTGATCGTGACAGAAGTATGGACACGGCGGATCACTCGTAGGGTACCGGCACACCACCGATCCAGTGGTATGCGATGAGCATGATTGTCGCGTTGCCGATGTTGTCGAGCAGGCCGATTGTCGACACCGTCGATGACTCGCCTGGAAGTATCGACACGGCAAAATCGCGGCCGTCTTTGGCCGGAGGGAGAGCGTGGGTCGATCCGTTGACGAGAAAGTTGTTTACGTCGTTCGATAGTGGTGCTAATGCCACTAGTTTGTTTGGCCGTAGCGCGGATCGATTCTGGCCGCCTCGAGTGATCTGTACCATGCACCAATCATACCGACCGCAACCCACCACGTTCGCAGAAAAACACGATACGAATTTTAGTATCGTGTTTTTCTGCGCTCCTTCTCGCGTCTATCGGGTACGATGAAGCAAAGTCACTCTTTTACGACACCTGCCATGCCCGACACTAATATCGACATGATGCCCTACATGCTCACCGGCGTAACCGGTGTCGTCGGTGCTCTCTGCACCGTGATCGTCGCACTCTTTAGGCTGAATCAAGCCGCGACAAAACGCGAGGTCGAAACACTATCGCAACAGGTACAGTCTCTCACCACCCGCGCCGATGACTGCGAACGTGACCGGATCGAGTTGCACAAAGAAAACGCCGATCTGAAAATCCGGCTGCTGTCGTTAGAGTCCGACAGATAGCGACATCGTCTCGACGTTTCTCGTCGTTTTTCTTCGGTTTTCATTATTTTCGACAAAATGTCGGAATTAGTCATTTTCTCTCTTGATATTTTCGACGATATGTCGAAGATAGGGGTATGAGGCATGGCAAGTAGCCAGCCACTCACGCGACCGGCGGCGCTATCACCCGCTGGCGGAAACCCTCCGTTACCAGGGAACAGGAGAATTGA